CTTTGGTATGCCATGTTTGTGCCCGATTCCACTGTGTTGATAGCAGCTCACAAATACGGCGGTGCACAAGAAATCATGCAGCGAGTGAGATACGCTTATGAAAGCGTGCCTGATCATATCAGAGCAGGTGTGACCACGTATAATAAAGGCAGTATGGATTTTGACAACGGCAGTAGAATAGTGTCACAGACCACCACGGAAACTACGGGTCGAGGCATGAGTATCAGTTTGTTGTACAGTGACGAGTTGGCTTATGTGCGGCCCGGCATGGCCAAAGAATTTTGGACCAGCGTGTCGCCCACTTTGGCCACTGGCGGCAAAGCCATCATCACCAGTACTCCCAACAGCGACGAAGATCAATTTGCATATATTTGGAATCTGGCAAATAAAAATTTAGATGAATATGGCAATGTCACAGAGTTAGGGGCTAACGGATTTCGAGCCTTCAGAGCTTATTGGCATGAACACCCGGAACGCGATGAACACTGGGCCACAGAGCAGCGTGCACAATTGGGAGAAGCAAGATTTCGTAGAGAAATGGAATGTGAATTTGTAAGAGATGAAGAGACTTTGATCAATCCTCTTTTTCTTTTGTCCATGCGGCCACGCAATGTCATTACTCGCCAAGGACAGGTGCGTTGGTACGTGGAGCCCAGAGCAGATCAAACTTATGTGGTGGCTTTAGATCCCAGCTTGGGCACCGGTGGTGATCCTGCAGCCATACAGGTTTTGTCATTGCCAAAATGTGAACAAGTGGCGGAATGGCAGCACAATCGCAGCCCGATTCCCACACAAATCACTGTGCTTCGTGACATATGTGATCGCATACACGAACACACTGAACAAGAAAACATGATCTACTACACTGTGGAAAACAATACCATAGGCGAGGCTGCATTGATCAGCATAGCAGAATTAGGCGAAGAAAACATCAAAGGCATATTTATCAGTGAATCTGTTAGAACAGGCTCCACAAGAAGATATCGCAAAGGTTTTACCACCACTAATCGCAGCAAAATCACCGTGTGTGCCAAATTTAAAAACATGGTGGAATCCGGTAAACTGACCATACACAGCGAAAATGTCATCAGCGAATTGAAAAATTTCGTGTCCTCAGGAGGGAGTTTTGCTGCAAAAACAGGATACACCGATGATTTGGTTTTGGCCATGCTGTTGGCTCTGCGTGTGTCCACAGTTTTACAAAATTTTGATGCCGAAATAGACCTTCACTTACGTGACAGTTTTGACAATTTTTTAGAACCCATGCCATTCATAATGACAACATAAATACACTTACCATGGATAACTTAGATTACACTGCTGAAGAATTGTTTAACAAGATTAGATCTAGATTTCAAGATTTAAGATTATTTCTTGATGACACCAATGAATATAAACCCACAGATGATTATAAAAAGGCCAGAATTTTTATTTTCAAATTCAAAGACATCTCAGGTAAAGCTCAAAGTTCAGTGACTATTAGTTTGGTGGAACCTGAACATTTAAAGATTATTTTCAACAAACAATTATTGTCAGGGGAAACTGAAAATTTTAAATGGAAAAATTTTTTATTGAGCATGAGAAAATTCGCTCGAAGGCACAGATTAATTTTTGATGTACGCGACATAACCAAAAACAATCTGTTAAAGAGAGACTTTGAACAGATTCCTGGCACAACAAAAATATCAAATCCATTAAACACACGATCTAATGCACTGGAAGAATCTGCAAATTGGATAAAAAGCCATCGCATGAGTTACGAACTCATCGGAGAAACAAAATTAATTGTCAAACACAAAATGAAAATGGATCCTGAACTGACTGGCAGGCACGGCAGACACATAGCTGGTGTTTTTTTAGAAACAGCTCAAGGTGAGCGATTTCGTATGCCTCACAACAGGTTGACTCTGGGACGAGCCATGGCACAACACATCAATCATGGTGGTCATGTTTATGATGCCCTGGGTCAACACATCACTGGCATAGCAGAAGAAATGGATCACTTGAGTTTTTTTATACGCAGTACCAGATCACAGGTATTTGAAGACACCGAAACAGCAGACATGGTCACTGTGGCCAGGTCTAGGTTCGCTGATCTACGTGAGCAGTTACGAAGTTTCACTGGACGTAGAGGATATCACAAACAAGCACAGACCTTTTCGCCCAGTGATTTCAAAGAATCTGATTTTGACATGCATGAACTACAAGAAAGATTTGTGCGTAAAATTTACAATGAAAGGTTGAACATGGCTTTGCCATACGTGTTTAGAGCTTACAATTCACAGTTAAATTCACAACACTTGGTCACAGAATTCGCAAACTGGGCAGAAGATATCACAAAAGATGATGATGTCATTGATTATCAAAATTTGAATAAATTGATGTCTAAACCCATAAGAGCTGGTCAAGATGGAATCGATGCTTTGGAGGCCATGAGTGGAATCATAAACAGCGATGAATTGGCTAAGTTATTAACCGGGGCCGCTCAGGAATATGGAGCAGACACAGATGTGCGCGACATCATAGATCAGTGGTTGTCTGAAAATGATCCCGATTATGTCAGCAATTATGATTCTCTATCACAGAACCAAACAGATGTTGACCAAACCTCAAACACTCAAGCCATGCCGAATCCTCAGTACCAGCAGGCATCGCCACAAATGAACAAAGAATCTGCATTTGAAGATCTCATGAGATTGGCTGGACTCAAATCTTAAATGATTGGGTATTTTTTCAGCATGTTTATGAACATTCATCATTAAACATAATTTATCAAAAACACAGTTGACAAGATAAATAAAACTGTTATACTTTAGACATTAAGGTATATCTTAATTCTCTCTAAGACCATCTTAAAAACGAAAGGAAAACTATTATGGCTACACTGGCAGAAATTCGTGCAAGATTGGCTGCGCAAGATCGCAGCAGCAGTAGCTCCGCAAACAGCGATGGAGCAATTTATCCGCACTGGAACATAGAAGAAAACACCTCCGCCAAAGTGCGATTTTTAGCAGATGCTGATCCCAAAAATGCTTTTTTCTGGGTGGAACGAGCAATGATCAGGCTGTCATTTTCTGGCATCATGGGTCAAGCAGATTCCAAACCTGTGATTGTGCAGGTGCCCTGCATGGAAATGTATGGTAAGGACACAGCTTGTCCTGTGTTGGCAGAAGTCAGGCCCTGGTTCAAAGATCCCTCACTTGAAGAAATGGGTCGTAAATATTGGAAGAAAAAATCTTATCTATTTCAAGGTTTTGTTCGTGAAAATCCCATGAAAGAAGATAACACACCAGAAAATCCCATTCGCAGATTCATCATCAGTCCTCAAATTTATAATTTGATCAAAAGTTCTCTCATGGATCCTGAGTTAGAAAATCTTCCCACTGATGAAAGTCGTGGTCTGGATTTCACCATCACCAAGACCAGCAAGGGTGGATACGCTGACTATAGTACCAGTAAATGGGCCAGACGCGAAACAGCACTCAGTGCCACAGATCGAGCAGCCATTGACCAATATGGTTTGTTCAACCTGGGAGATTTTCTTCCCAAAAAACCCGGTGTCACTGAACTCAAGATCATCAAAGAAATGTTTGAAGCCAGTGTGAACGGCGAGGCCTATGACACTGCTCGCTGGGGTCAGTATTACAAACCAGCTGGTGTTGTGGTGTCTGACTCTCAGGTTGATGCCAATGACACAACAGAATCACAGCCACGATCAGATCCCAAGCCACCGTTGAATTTGGTACGTCCTCGCAGTGCAGATCCAGCACCAGATCCTGACACAAATGAAACAGACACCACTGCCACTGTGCGTGTGCCTGTAAAAAATCAGGATGAGCCTGTGAAAACCAGCACACAGCGAGCAGAAGACATTTTGGCCATGATTCGTAATCGCCAAAAATCCTAAGCAGTAACAGGGACGGATAACTCCGTCCCACCCATTATCTAGGAGTATTAAATGGCCAAATCACATAAGATCAATGAGAGTTATTCATTGAATTTTTCCAGTCGCGAAGACGGTATCGGAGACACAGTCATGGACTGCAATATTAACTTCGACAACCCATGTGATGATAGTGTTATCATACACAGACTGAATACCTGGCTACAGGCCATTGGTAGGACTGAAATTGTAGTACAGCCAAAAGAATATCCAAAAGGAACAAAATAATGGCACAAAGACCTTTTGATTTGAGTAAATTTCGCAAAAGCATAACTAAGAGTATTGAAGGCGTTAGCATTGGATTTAACGACCCTACAGACTGGATTTCCACAGGAAATTATGCCTTAAACTACCTGATTTCTGGTGATTTTAATCGTGGAGTGCCTCTTGGCAAAGTCACAGTGCTGGCTGGTGAGCCAGGATCTGGAAAAAGTTTTATCGCAGCAGGCAATTTAATACGCCAAGCTCAACAACAGAATATTTTCCCCATATTGATTGATTCAGAAAATGCCTTGGATGAAAAATGGTTAAATTCTCTGGGTGTGGACACTGGCGAAGAAAAACTGTTGAAATTGAACATGGCCATGATTGATGACGTGGCCAAAGTCATCAATGATTTTGTCAAAGAATACCGCACACTGCCTGTGACAGACAGGCCCAGAGTGTTGTTTGTCATTGACAGCCTGGGCATGTTGTTGACTCCCACTGATGTCAGTCAATTTGAAGCCGGTGATCTCAAAGGTGACATGGGTCGTAAACCCAAGGCTCTCACAGCTCTGGTGCGAAATTGTGTGAACATGTTTGGAAACTTAAATATAGGATTGGTGGCCACCAATCACACTTATTCAAGCCAAGACATGTTTGATCCCGATGATAAAATCAGTGGTGGTCAAGGGTTTATCTATGCCAGTTCAATTGTGGTGGCAATGAAAAAACTCAAACTCAAAGAAGATGAAGATGGAAATAAAATTTCTGAAGTGCGTGGCATAAGGTCCAGTTGTAAAATCATGAAAACCAGATATGCCAAACCCTTTGAATCAGTGCAAATTAAAATACCATATGAAACAGGCATGAGTCCCACTTCTGGACTGGTGGATTTATTTGAAAGCCGCGGCCTACTGCACAAAGACGGCAACAGTCTACGATATGATGTCAGTGACGGTGGCACAATTAAAAAATTTAGAAAGGCCTGGGAAAGAAATGAAGACGACTGTCTACATGTTATAATGAAAGATTGCATCAATGTCCGTGTGGTTTCTACAACATGTTCAGAACATGTTGAAAATTCTGAGACACACACGTGAGTGATTCTTTAAAAAATTTAGAGGATCGGATTGACAAGTTGATCAGATACATTGATTTGATAGAGGCCAACATAAAAGAACTCAGAGAGCAGATTGAAACCAATGACAACATTGATTCAGTGACACGCACATTAAAACGCATGAGCAAAATTTTAAAATTCAAGGACAAATTATCATGACCATTGATGCAGAACTTTTATCAGAGTGTTATGCCATTCTCAAACAATACATTCCACAGCGTGATCGCCAAGAAGCTGCTGACAATCTCATGAGTGTGCTAGTGGATGTGTTAGATGATTCCGAATTGACCGTGATCAAAGACACAGATGTATTTTTAACACGTGCACACAAAGAATACGTGGGAGATGCTGACGTGGAAGAAGATCAAGATGATGAATAACCATGTGGTACAATCGTGTGACACAGGATGTTGCCAACATTCCTGACTTTATTGCTTACTATGAGGCAGAGCTGGTGTCGGCCAAACAAGAATGCCAAATTTCTGGCAGTGTGGAGCGCAGTGTGAGCAGATTACCCGGCATCACTGAACACAGATTCAACCAACTGCAAGAAATTGAAGCTGTGTTGAATTATCTTAACATACAATTACGTCGCGTGAAAAAACAACAGTTTCAAAAATTTTTGGAAAACTACAATCGTGCTTTGAGCAGCAGAGATGCGGAAAAATATGCCGAGGGCACCGATGAAGTCTGTGATTATGAGACCTTGATCAATGAAGTGGCCTTGATCAGAAATCGTTATCTGGGCATAATGAAAGGTCTCGAAAGCCGTCAATGGATGTCTGGACATTTGATCAGACTCAAGACCTCAGGCATGGAAGATTATTCAGTGTGACACCACTGGAACAGAGAGCACTGGAGCTGTTGGATTTATGGGACTCGATGAAAACACATCGTGGTTGTCGTCATGTGGTGGACATTCAAGAACACAAGGACAGTCTAAATGGTCTGGCCGACATGATCAGACTGAATATTTATGCTGAACATCGTCCAGACCAGCTTGGCATCGTGTGTGATCAGTTTGAATTGGAATATTTAAAAGTCAAACACAAACTACACATTGATCTTATAGAAACACTACAAAACTAAATAATAATTATGCACATGCGTGAATTACTGCTGCTTTTTGAAAATGTGAACAGTCGTGAAGTAGATGCGATAAAAACCGTT